TCTCACTGAAATAATGCTCTGTAAAGTGGTAGCCAGCCCGCTGAAATCCGAGCGAAAAGCCACCAATACCGCTGAATAGGTCTATGATTTTCATTGTTTCAAATCTTTAAAAAAGCACCCCGTTATCAGGTTCATTGCCAAATGCCTCACTTGGCGACGCTGCGGGTATGGCATTATTACTTCGCTCTTGTATTGGTTCTCTTGGTATATTCCCCATAGGCTTAGCCATTTGCCCTGTAAATTCATCATAAAAGTAAATTGTAAAATCATTACTATCAACCATAAACTTAAACGAATCAAAAGGGTATCCACGTGTATATTGTGGGAGAACTTCCACGATGTTTTTATCATTATCATCAACTTTTAATAAGAAAACAGTCTCCGCCTTCTTAGTTACCGCACTACCTAAGTGACCAGTGGCTTTGGTAACGCCATATGCTACGTGAATAATTGTGCATATATGTATCTTATAATCGTCTGCCCATTTAATAAGTTTATGCACTATTTGGTTACTCCATTCAAGATTATTTACATCGTTCATCAAGTCAGCTATACCATCAATAAACACTAATTTGACTTTCCCCTTAAATCGCTCCAATACTTTCTCTATGAACGCTACACGCTCTTCGGCAGATAGGTGACATATTTTGAATGTTAAATACTGAGGATATATTGTGCCTACTATATCAGCAACAGATTTAAATGTACGCTGAGCATAGTATTCAGATTGCTCGGTGTCAAAGTCTAAAATATAATAATCTTCTCTACGATGTGAGTGTATGTTTGGGAATCGATAAGAAGCATTACCTCCAATATAGGTTGCACAAAGTTGCGTTTTGAAAAGCGTTTTTTTGCTTTTCGAAGGCGCTGCTATCACGCTAAAACTTCCCGCTGTCATTACAGTTGTAGGATAACAGTTTCCTTTAAATTGGTGCTCTCCAATGCTGATGAGAGTTTCTGGCGGAGGTAAGGGTTTGTCAAGAGGAATGTATGCCCTTTCATATTCTCGTGCAAACCACAAATCGTCAAAGGGAGAAATCTCTATATCTTCTCTTACTTCTTCTAATTTCAATGGCATAGTAGTGACAGTTTAGTTATTTCTGATTTGATGAAATATTCTATATCTTCGTGTTTATATTCCTTAGTAAGTGCTGTTATTGCGTCTTTCATTTTCTCGTCAATAATTTTTCCCCTCTCCTTGATAACTCTCGTAATATCATCTGGACGGTATTCATCTTTCAAACTTGTGCTTTCCTCTGCGGGTGTTTTGTTTGCTTCGGCTATTCTTTTTGCTTCACGAAGTCCCCGCTCATAATCCTTATACGCCACCTCATAACGAAGCATTTTAGTCTCGAAAGCAATATCATCAATCCACCATTCAAGAGGCTTCTGTATAACTTCGTATATATGCCCTAAGATAGTATTAGCTGTTATATTCTCACCTTCTTGTTGTGCAAATCTGAAGCGCGCAAGAAATATATAACAAAATAGCCTTGACAAAAGGGGGTATTTATCAGTTTGATACTCCTGAGTGGTTTTCAAGAACTTCACAACTGAGTTATACGCCTCTTTATCATCAATATTCCCCCTTCGTTTTACCAAATATGACAATCTTCGCATTGCCACATCTACATCTAATAAATTTTTAGCCATCGTTTTTTTGATTTTAGTTGTTAGTTAAATTACAGGTCTCCAATATTACGCACTACCCCCGATTTGACGCCTTTCTGCCCCTTCTGTGGGGTCTCTGTGTAGAGTTGGGTGTCTGTTAGTCCAGCATTATAAAACGTGCTAAAATGGTCAGGCTCTAACATTTTATCGGGAGATAGCGTGAATTGCGGGTAAATCTGCTTCTGAATGAACACGCCTTTTATTGCTAAATCGATTTCTCCTTGCGTGTAGTTCTTAGCAACTTCGATGAGATTCATCTTAGCATTCCCTAATATCGCTACATTGCCTATTGCGCCAACATTATAATGTCGCTTAGCGTCATTCCAACGTTTAGCAAGCCACGCTGCCAGCGCTATGGTATCTCCTTTAAAATCGTCATAGGCTTTTAAAGTCGATTTTGCCTCTTTCGGTTTTTCCTCGTGCGTGTGCGTGTTTGTTTGTTTGTTTATATTATTATAAACATTATCATTATCATTAGGGTTATCTTCGGTTATGTTGGGTAATGTTGGGTTATCTTCGGTTATCTTTGGGTTATCTTTTTTCTCATAATAAGGATTAGTTTTTCCTTTCACAAAATTCGGATTACCTCCCTTCTTCCCATTCTCTTTATTAACCGCTAATTTCTTTTGATAACTTTCAGAAAACGCATCTAAATCTAATTTTATAAATTCAAAAGCCATTTCAACTTTATCGTCTGTTGAGCCTGCATTTGCCCCGTTCTCCACATATTCGAATAACATTTTGAAAAGAACGCCTGCCTGCTTGTCGGACAATTTATTGACCACACTTCCGTATTTAGTCTTTAGAATAAATGTATCTTTCATAGTTGCATATTTATTAGTTTAAAAAACACCCCCTCACCCTCGACAAGCAAGGGGGTGAAAAATGAATGAGTTATTAGAATAACGTTAATTGTCGTTGCTTCTCGGTTACCATATTAACATTCTTAACGGCGGTTTCAAAATACTTATCTTTGAGTTCTATGCCTATACCGTAGCGTTCTAAACTAACAGCTTCGTATATCTCGCTCCCTATTCCTAAGAAAGGAGTAAATACAGTTTCGCCCTTATTGCTCCACATCTGTATACAACGTTTAATAACTGATAATTGTAGCGGGGCAATATGCTTCTCATCGCCTAAATCGGTAGCCTCTTTCTTGCCATTAAGTACATCAGTACGTTTAATGTCAAACCACGTATTTACCTTGTAATCTTCCATTACTTCGTGAAGGTATTCAATATCGCCCTTCTCTACATTCCACGTAGGAGACGCCCAATGTTGCCAAACTTCCAAAGGAAAGTTCTCTTTATTCTTGTTGTTAATTGGTGTCCAGCTTCCTTCGTCTCCTTCCCACTTGCGAAATATGGTGCAGTATTCGGGTAGTCCTACTCCTGTGTAACTACTATCCTTGCGTAGTTGCTTGTATAGAAGGCGTTGTGTTTTGGTGCGCTGCATTTCCAAAACAGGGTCAGTCCAAATATTCACCTTTGAGTGGTATTTAAATCCTACCGCCTCAACAGCTCTATGGTGGTCGCCTGTGAAGTCGTACAGTCCTGTATAACCGCTTGAATTCTTATATACAGCCAAATCTTTGGTGTGGCAAACCATTAACCTGCCAGGCTTCAATATTCTATACAAATCGTGCAAAAGGAATGTATATTGCTTGAAAAATTCCTCGTGGCTTTCATTGTTACCCATATCGTGAATGTAGTTAGAGTAGGTGAATAACGAACTAAACGGGGGGCTGAATATGATTAAATCTACTGAGTTATCAGGAATACGTTTAATCTCTATGCAACTGTCACCCTTCATTAGCCAATAGTTGGGCGTCTTCACCTCTTTAAACTTGTAGGAATTGAGTAGTCCGAAGGAATTGCCATTGATGAATTTATTCATCTGGGCTTGCATTTCCTTAAATTGTTGTTCCTTGCGCTCTCTTGTTTGTTTAACGTTCTCCATTGTGTCTGTTGTAATAAAATAGATATTTACTTCTTTTGTTTGTCCAAAGCGATAAGACCTCCTAACCGCTTGGTATGTACCCTCGAATGAAAAGTCAAGACTTGCGAATATTTGGTTGTGGCAATTCTGAAAATTCATACCGAATTGGGCTATTTTCTTCTTTGTTACCAACACCCTAAATTCACCATTAGCAAATCCTATTAACTTTTTTTCTTTGCTTTCTGTTTTCTCACTACCATTCACCGCCACTGCGTCGGGTATGAGTTCAAGTACTTTCTTTTCCTCTTCATTTTGGTTTACCCAAACAATAAACGCCTCATCGGAATTATTCACAATCTCGGCTACCGCTTCAATGCGTTGGTCAAGTGTGTTGCGCAATTCTTTTTGAAATTCGGTAGCACTTACCGAGTAAGGGTTGAAGAGCATACCATTATCACGCTTCTGTGTCTGTATTTCCTTTTCGATGTAATTGAGTTTGGGCAACTCGTACCCCTCAGCACTAAATCCTATGTCAGAGGGTTTGGTAAGCATAGTAGCCCACGAACTAATCCACCCATAGAAGTCATTAGTAGCGTGTCCTTTAAGGCGGTAGTTATTCATTCCCTCATCACGCACGAACCACTTAGCACGCATATCCTGAGCGTCTAACACGTTAAGAAACTCGGAGTGGTTGCCTATTTCGTTCAAGTCATTAGGGCTTGGGGTAGCAGTACAGCATAATTTGTAAGGAGTGTTTTTGAACTCTTTGATGAGTTGGTTTTTGTATTTGCCTGTGAAGTTCTTCAGTATTGAACTCTCATCAAGTACCACCCCTACGAATTGAGCGGTATTGATATTATCCAACTGCTCGTAATTGCTGATATACACGCCTTGTAATGGTTCGTTATCGTGGTGCTTTTGCACCTCAATACTGAACTTCTGCCCCTCTTGTATGGTCTGATAGGCTACCGCCAAAGGGCAAAGTATTAGTACTGGCTTCTGTGTATGCTTACTTACTTGATGTGCCCATTCTAATTGCATTAAAGTCTTTCCAAGTCCGCAATCGGCAAATATGGCATACCGTCCCATTCTCAGTGCCTTGCTCACAATGTAACGCTGAAAGTCGAATAGGTTGGGGTTTAATTCTTCATTAGGAAGTTCAAAACCCGCTTCTATTGTCTTTCGTTCCTTTGATTTTAGGAATTTTTGATACTCATTCATTTTTTGATTTGAAATTAGAGATTTGAATTAGATTGCCGCGCGCTCAATCTCCTTTCAAATCGGGTTGTTAATTATTATTTCAGGGTTGTCGTGAATGTTTCCGATTATTTCTCCCCTTGTAAATTTACTCATATTCTCTGCTATGTAAGGGTCTCCAATAGTTCTTAAATAGAATAAATGGGCATCTTCATAATCACATACAACTTCCCATATTTTATTACAGAATTTGATAATATCACCCTCATAGATTTCTTTGTTCCCTATAGTGTATACTCCAGAAAATTGTCCTAATGTTTCAGGTAATATTTCATTTTCATTCAATCCGTTGAAGTCAGCATAATCTACAATGTAATGAATTGTATAAGGTACTGATGTCTCAATAACTGGACTTTCTTCTTCTCGTATGAGATAATACCCATACACCCATTTTCCTTGTGGAGTTTTACCTCTGAACTTTATAGTTCTTATCTTTTTATCATAAATATTCATTTACTTTATATTTTTAATTTTAGCCCCCGCTCACGGCTCGAACGTGAGAGCTTGCCTATCGGGGTGCACGATGGCTACATTACAATTCTTTTATATTGTTTTAAGAAACTTATTCACGAAATACACCTGACCCTTCCCCGTTACCTTAGGCGTAATTGTGGTGTGCATTACTCCGCCATTTCCTGAGCGTGTACCTTTCTTTAACTCGAATAGCCCTTGCTCAATGTATTGTTGGTTAGGAATATTGTAGTACTCACCTCTTGTACCTAAGTAGTGATTTTCTCTTAACCACTTGAAAAGTCTCTTTTCTCCTATCTCATAGCCTTTTTGAGTGATGAGTTTTGCCAATTCACCAATAAGGCAAGACGATTGAGAACCTATAACAGTGTCAGCGAACAATACCTTAGGGGCTTGTGCTTGCAGTTGCTTTTGTTGTGCTTCTATCTTCTCGGCTTGTTCGGCGGCTAATCGCAATGCCTCTGAAAATGATTGAGGAATTTGTTGGTGTGCTTGTTCTTTTGCCTCCAATTCTGCCCAACGTCGATTTACTTTAATACGCAACTCGGCACTATATCCTGTCATTAGGTCGAATGTTTGCATTTTGGTAAGGCGGTACTCTCGGTGTTGTTGGTTACCCGTGTTTGGGTGGGTATAATACCCTTCCCCAATTTTGGGGAAGCCCATTTTTTCGTAATTTTCATTAAGAGCGTCACAATCTCTTAATACGTGGTCGTGTCTTTTGCCTGTTAGTTCGGAAATTTCACGGCTTGACATTGTTTGTCCAATTTTGTTGATTGTTGTTATTTCGTACATATTTCAATTTTTTAATAATATTTTCCTTGTAAATTGTTCACTTGCTTTTCTATCTCATTCAGATATGCCAAATCATCAGGCGTTGGTAGGTATATACCCGCTTCCTTGCTGGCATAATCTCTGAAATTATCAATGGCGGTTGTCATCTCCTTCGTGTCCAAACTTGCTGTACTTCGCCACGCTTCACGTATCTCACCAGTTTTACGGTTAGCATATTCAGTTCTGAATATCTGAGGGTTTACAATTTTCTTGAACATCTCTTGCTTAACATATTCAGGGGTCTCACCATATTCTAATGCAAACCACGCAAAGAGGAGGTGTATGTAATTATTCTGTGAGTAGGTGCGTTTAGGCTTCTTTTCGGTGATTTCAAATGTCTTTTTCTTCTCGATAAGAAACGCTAAACGCTCCTTTGCTCTTTGTGCGTCAAACTCATTGGTTGCGTTGAAAATCATACTTTATTATCTTTGAAAGCAAGGCAGGAATTGAACCTGCTACTATCCCTTTTGATACTTGCTTTTATTTTGCCTTAAAAAGGCATTCCGTCATCTTCTTGTGCGGGTGCTTGCCCGTACTGGTTAAACATTTGCCCCTGCTGATATTGTGGCTGTCCTTGTGGTGGGTACGCTTGTGCTTGTTGAGGCGGTGCGTATTGCGGTTGTTGTTGGTAACCTTGCGGAGGTTGCTGGTACTGTTGTGTATGTTGCGCTACATTCGTGGTTTGAATAAGTTCAATCTTCCAACCTACAACCGTATTGAAGTACTTAACCTCACCTTGCGGGCTTGTCCACTCACGCCCTTGCAGGTTAAAGTGTACTTTTACCCTCTGCCCTACTTGTAAGGTGTCCAACAAAGCGCACTTGCTCTGTGTGAACTGAATGATAATATCACTCGGATATTGCTCTTCTGTGGTGATTACCAAATCACGCTTTTGAAAGCCGTTTTGCCCTACTGATTCAGAGGCAAATATTTGTTTAATTCGTCCTTGTATTTCCATTTTATTTTTCTTTATTACTTAATGCTACCAACAACGATAAGTTGTAAAGGAGGCTTTGTATTGTGTTATTTTGTACGTTTAACGTAAGATAAATAGCTGTTAAGATGTCTTTTTCTGTCAAATCATTTTCAACAAAACTACTAAGTGTTTCTTGTATGTTTAATGCTGAATCTTTTACAAGTTTTTCAGAATCTTGCAGTATTTTTTTAGAAAATTCTTCTTTTGTTAATTCCATATTTCTTCAATTTTACTTATAAAAAC